TCCTAGACCAGGACCTCACTCGCCGCATCGTCTACATCTTGCAGATTGCCATCAGGGAAGGTAGGGACCTTAAGTTGGTTCGCACGTCTCGTTAGAAGGAAGGCCACGGCTAACGAAGGGCCTCGGGTTGGGGGTTGCTAAAGTATACCCCCGCCCCGTATACTTAGGACACGTCCGACGGGACGGCATAAACACGGAGATAGCCGACGGGCTATAAACGGCCGGTCTAACGCGAGACCGTTCTAAAACGCGGCAGGCGTAATCCCCTGCTATCCAAAGGAACAACCGAATATGGCAATCACTCAGATGCTGCCGCAGATATGGTCTGCGCGCATTCTGGCGAAGTTGGAGAAAAATCTCGTCTTCGCCCAACCCGGCGTAGTCAATAGGGACTACGAAGGCGACATCCGCGCCGACGGCGACAGGGTTCATATTCACAGCTTCAACGACCTGACCATCGGCACCTACACCAAGAACTCAACGACCATCACCTATGAGAATTTGACCGATACCCGAGTCACCTTGCTCATAGACCAGTCCAAGTACTTCGCGTTCCAGGTCGATGATATCGACACTGCCCAGATGCGGCCGGAGTTGATAGACGCTGCCTCAGACAGAGCCGCCTACCAGCTAGCCGAAGTTGCCGACTCTTACGTGGCCAGCCTCTACTCGGGCGCCTCGACCTCGAACCCCGACAACACCATCGAGACCTCGCGGTTCACGTCGACAAACGTCTATCAGAAGCTCGTCGACCTCTCCGTACTCATGGACCAGGTCAACCTACCTGCCGGGGGACGCTTTGTCGTCGTGCCGCCGTGGGTTAAAGGCTTGTTGCTTCAGAACTCTAGCTTTGTCACCGCAGCCAAGCCTGATGCTGTGCTGAATGGCGAGATAGGTCAGATAGCCGGCATCCGTATCCTCGTCTCCAACAACGTGAAGACGACAGGTACCTCTCCGGTCGTGAGCCACATGATGGCAGGCCATCCATCAGCCCTGGCCTACGCCGAGCAGATCGTGAACGTCGAGGGCTTGAGGCTAGAAGGTAGCTTCGCCGACGCCGTCAGAGGCCTCCATCTCTATGGTGCCAAGGTGCTCGACGGGGCGCGTCTCTTCGACCTGCAGGCCAACCCATAAGCCATCTTTCGAGATGGGACGGGAGTCCGGTAGCGGCAACGCTCGGTGGGTCACGTATACCCATTTCACTCCCGTCTGCTACTGTCAAGGTGGTGGGGGGCGCCCAGCGTGAGCGCGAACGGCAGAGGGCTTCTTCTCCTTTCCGTCCCCAGACCGTCCCCCCACCCCCCTAATAAAAAAGTGGGCAGCAGATGAGTCAATGTAGCTTTACCAAGCCAAATGGTGAGCGCTGCAAATTGGCCGCACAAGGCCAGCAGGGCGTGTGCTGGAACCATGACCCCAAGAACGCTGAGCAGCGCCGTAAACAGGCTTCTAGAGCCGCTACAGTGAAGGCTGATAAGGAGGTCAGGGAGGTCAAGGGTGAGATACGCGAGCTTATCCGCCGCGTGCGCGATGAAGGCTTCGACGCCACGCAAGCCAACGCCATCAATCGCCTCTATAACACCCTGCTGGCCTACATCCTTGCGGAGCGCGGCATCTACCGCGAAGAGGACCTAGCCGTTCGCATCAGGGAGTTGGGTGGGCAGTGAGCTTCCCGACTGTGGACGCGCTAGAGAGGGAGCTAAGGAGGCTTGAGTCTAGGCAGCAAATTTCCAAACGTCTGGAAATTCCAGCTTACCCCGTAGAGTTCGCTAAGAGCGTGGGCATCGAGCCTGATGACTGGCAGATAGAGGTACTAGCCTCAGACCATCCCAGGAAGATTCTGCTGTGTGCCAGGCGTGCCGGTAAGACGACGGTGGCGGCGGTGCTGGCCATTCACAAGGCTCTCACTCAGCCTGGTGCTGAAGTGCTCATCCTGGCACCTACAGAGGACCAGGCGAAGATAGCCTACTCTCAAGCGGCCCGGCTCTACAGGAAGGCCGGGGCCCCCTCTGGCGCTCTCTCTGACCGTAGGACGGGCCTGGAGCTTCGCAACGGCTCCACCATCGAAGCTAGGACGGCTCTGGAGCGCTCCACCCGTGGCCGTGGGGCAGACCTGCTGATATTGGATGAAGCATCACGCATCTATGAGCAAGATTACTTAGGCGTCCTTCCACTACTGGCCGCCTCTGGGGGAGACCAGATGCTCCTCTCCACCCCGAACGGCAAGCGGGGATTCTTCCACGACATCTGGCACGATGAGGCAGACGACTGGCACCGCACCCGGGTTGTGGCCTCAGACGTCCCGCACCGCTACCCCCGGGGCCTGGAGTTCTTCAGGCGACGGATGCCAGAGGAATACTTCCAGCAGGAGTTCTACTGCGAGTGGCTGGATACCGAGGGCGGGCTCTTCTCATACGACGACATAGAGAGTGCCCTCTCCGCCGGGGAGAACGTAGAAGCCATCCAGATAGGAGACGACGAATGGTAATGGCGTGGGATACAGAATACCAACCGCCGAGGATGCCGAAGTACACGCCCAGGCGCTACTCGGTCGGTGTTGATCTCGGACAGGCAAACGACTTCACGGCGATAGCCGTCCTCGAGAAGACGATAGTGCCACCAGCTTCGGCGCTGTTTGCACCCGTCGGCAAGTCTCCATCGAACCGCCTCGTCGAGGGCGACATTGTCTATGATCTCGTCTACCTGAAGAGGCCGAAGCTCGGAACAGCCTATGACACGATATCGAAACGGGTGGCAGACCTGGTATGCGAGCTAGAACCGCAGGGTGCCTTTGGTGAATTAGGTCAGGTGACGCCCTCTGTAGATGGCAGCGGTGTAGGTCGCGGGATATGCGACATGCTGGATGCGGAGTTCAAGAGGCGCGGCGCAACCTCTAAAGCTGTGCCGAGGGTGGACTTCAGGCGCGTCAGCATCACGGGCTCTAACACGTCCCTGAAGCGTCCGAGTAGGTCGGATGGCTACTGGAGTCTGCCGAAGCACGAGCTCATTTTCCCTGCCGTCGCAGCATTTCAGCAAGGGAAGATCAGGATCGCCAAAGGCATCAAGGATAGAGACGCTTTGGTGAACGAACTCAAGAACTACCGCCGCACTACCAACATCGCCACTGGCAATATGGCGTTCGAGCCGTGGCGCGAGAGTGATCACGATGATCTCCTCTTCGCCGTCTGTCTCGCTCTGTGGGGCTGGCAGCAGCGTAGAGGACAGACCAGGCTCCGTGTGATCCGCTAAAGACGTAACATTCTGCCGTCTTTGGTGGGGAGGCCGCAGCATGGGTAGAATGGATTCGGAGGGCGGTGTCCCTGACTCGCGTGAAGGCGACCGCCCTCCTCTGTAGCCTAAACATACTTGCCCTCCCAGCGCAAGATGAACCAACGTGCATTTGTGGTCGAGGCTGCCTGCCTTACCCCACTTCTAGGGTGGCCGTGCTCTTCTTGCCCCACCTCTAGCGTTGCCCTTAGATTTAGGCCATTGAAGCGTTGCTCAGGAGCGTCTGTAGTGCGACCATGATTACCACCGGTGGGGCGGGCACACCCTACATCACGGGCAGCTAAAAGGCCCCCCCGTGCTCGTCGCACCGGCTTCTCTCATAGGGTCGGAGCTCCCAATGCACCCAGGCTCCGGCCCTTCGCTTTGCCCCGTCCCGATGCCCTAAGCCCTCACCCTAACACCTGCTGGCCTTGCTCTGTGGGGATGGCAGACGCGTAGAGGGCAAACTAGGCTGCGGATCATCCGCTAGAGGAATCATATACTTGTTCAGAGCCACGAGGATGGCTTGTAACGAGTGGTGAGGCGGATGTCGGGAAGGGTATAGTATTGAGTCCCCCCGGCGGAATTCTATGTGGGCATTAGACCCCCCTGTGTTCGTTTTCTGCTTTTCCGCCGGGGGGCTTCTCTAGACACGAGGATGGCTTCTAAGAGCCTACGATTGTCACCGGAGAGGTGTAGAAGCCCGGTCCAATGGGCAAAAGCGTTGAGTCTCTTAGGAGGGAGATTCGGTCCGGACCGGGCTTTAATGTAATCGGTGCGCCGACCCGCATGTCCCCCCTGTACGGTGGCGCACCGCAGCCTCAAACCCTAGCATCTCGCCAGGATGCTGCGCACCGTCTACTTTGATCGAAGATTAAGCACATCTAGTTTAAGTTAAGCTCTAAGGACTTTTGTTACTGGTCATAATGGTCTACCCTTGGGGGGGTGGAAGAGGGCCGTACAGACGCTCACAGCTTTGGCAGGGGCGGATACAGGCTCACAATAGGCGGAACAGAGACCTTACTAGGCGCTCACAACAATCACCGTACACAACCTTATCAAGGAT